AGACGTGTGCTCTTCCGATCTCGTGGACGATTGTGCAAATGGGTTCCCCAACCGTGGACGATTGTGCAAATGAGTTAGTGCAAACAAACCGTGGACGATAGTGCAAACGCTGTTGGAAGAAACTGGCAATACCGCGCACATGTCTGGTAAAATATGGAAGCTGGCCTATAGAGCACACGCGGTACAGCGAAAGGGGCTAGAGCGCACGCGGTACGGCGTTTCTCAAACCCTACCACAAGCCGCCCCACAAAAAACACAATAGTACAAACAGAAAGAGACGATTATGCAAATACAAATAAAACAATTCATGCTATAATATAGACAGTGAAAGGGAGAAACAAAACCTTTCAAAATATGATGTGATGGGAGATAGGGAGAAATGACAATTAGATTTACAAAGTACCTAAAAGATGCGGCTGTTTTTAAGCCAATGGATGAACGTATTACAATAGAAGTAACGCCGGAAGATTTGAATTTAATTATTAGCGTAAGGGGCTTTAAGGAAACAACCAAACAGGGGCACTACTGGAAACGTACAGCCTATAACGAGGGTGAAGCTCTTGACATTATGAGTTGATAACAGCTTAATTAATGATTATAAAATGTCCGGTGGGAAACGAAACGTTTGAAAGGAGAGAACGAAAATGAACGAATGGTTTTGTACAGTATTCCCGAATGGTTCTGATGAAATGCCACAGGATTTTGAAAGCTATGCAGAAGCGAAAGAATACGGTGACGAAATGTTTGGAGAAAGCAATTATACTATTGAAAGCCCGTAGGTCACGAGAGCAGAAAGGAGAATTGATTATAAATGTGTAATTGTAGATTTTGTTGCAGAGATGAAAATTTCGCGTATTTTGTAATTGGAGACACTGGAAAAGGTTCACGATTGCTTATGAGAAGTGGTGGCGACACGCCTTTGATAATTTTATCTGAAAAACGTAGCCAAAATAGATGGCATACATTGGCTGTTTACACGCCTAAATTTTGTCCAGAATGCGGAAGAAAGTTGGAGGTATTACAGTGAAACTTAAGAAAGAACACATCGCATTTTTAAACGAGACAGCAAGAGTAGATCTTGACAGTGCCATGCAAATGATAGACGGTGTAAACATGTTGTCCGAAGTTGAATATGGTTTTGTGCATATGAATGAAGATGAATACAGGTTGGTTTACTGGGAAGATGGCATTTTAAAAGATGCATATAAGAATTGTGAGGATTAAAATGCTGATTATCAGTTTAACCAACCTTATAAAGATGCTCGTATTAACGTATATATTGGGAATTTTAACGTTTGTTATTATTGTGTTTTTAATTTCAAGGAAGTTGTGATAAAATGTACTTAAATTTTGTAAACGCGCTTAGAACGGTTGGAACGGGTTTAATATTATGCTCTTTAGTTGGCATAGTTGCAATAATTAAATCAGAAAACAATTGGAGGGATTTAAAATGATAGATATAGGCTTAACAAACGCATTGGCACAAATAAGGGAAGATTTATATGAAATTTCTGATACCATAAAAGAGGTAAAAGAAACAGAAGATACAGTTAATAAATGTGAAAATTGCCCATATAAAACTTATTATGAACAAGGGTACGTTTAAAGTTAGAAACGGCAGAAATGTTTAAAAGGAGGGTTGACGTTTTATTAAATGCCGTTTATAATAAAATACACACAAATTATAAAAGGAGTTATTAAAATGAAAGTAAAGATTTTGAGGGTAGAATTTATAGCGTAGTTAAAAAAGTTGAGGATAATATTTTGGTGCAGACTATCGATGGGCTTTACAAGAATGATGCAGAATTCAAAAAGGCCATGAAAGCGCGTGGAGAAAAGTTTGTTGGAATTGCAGATAAAGAAGCGGTTTATAATATCTATGAAATCTCTCCCGATGCTGTAAAAGAAAACGGAACGCTTGTAACTGAATAAAATTTAGAATGGAGTATTAATAATGGCTTACAAAAAGAAAGTTGAAGAAATGGTGTGCAAAGAAAGCATTTTTGATGTAAAAGGCGAGTTGGTTTTTTGGGTAAAAACAGGGAGTAACGGAAAACTTTACGCTTCCACGTCTGTAAAAAACAGTGACGGAGACAGAATGTTCTATTCAGTCTTTTTTAGAAAAGAAGTTGATTTGACCGACTTTGATGACGGGATGAATAAAATTAACGTGAAGTCCGGTTTTATTACATGCTCGAAAATTGGTGAAAGCGTCCGTCCGAAAATTATGGTTTTGGATTTCGAATAAGAGAAAAAGCGCCCCGGGTAACTGGGGCGCACTATTTAGAAAGTAGGTGTTGAAAGATGAAATACACCGCTGGGAATTTAAGGACTAGAGACATTGACAAAGAAATTCGCGCATATAATAGACGATTGTTACAACTACAATCGAAAAATGAAGCGTTTAAAATTCTGGATACGTTGACACGTACAGAAGTAATGCGCGGGAGAACCGACGCAGAAATAGCGCGGGAACTGAACCGTTTACAGGAGCTGGCAAAACCTGAAAAACAAAAGATGGTAAAGTACAAAGCGGGTAGCAGTTTAGAAGTTCCGCTATTTGTTCGCGAACAAGTTGAGCGTGCAATAACAAAAGCGAATAAACAGACTATGAAAAGGTTTGAAATTCTGGAAGCACAGCGTAGAGGCGCATTCTACACGATTGAACAAGAAAGTTTAAGGCCCATTACAAAAGGTACGGGCAGAACGCTGATGGAAGTTAAAAAGAGATTGGAGACTGCACAAAATCGTGAACGTAGCGGCTATTTAACTTTCTTAGATGAAAAATACAAACGGAACTACATCAAGGCGATTCAAAATAATTTCGGCGCGGCAGGAGATAGATTAGTCGATAGAATTAGTAAAATAAACGGCACAGCTTTTTATTTCGCAAGTCAAGACCCATTTTATGGTTCCTATTTGGAAATTGAATATTCATATGGTGAAGAAGCTATAAATGCTATGATAAATAAAATTGAAAACGCTTTGACGGTTTTAAATTTGTAATGTTTACAGCGGACTTTGAGACTACCACGGATAAAAATGATTGTAGGGTTTGGGCTTGGGCCGTTTGCGAAATTGGCGTTATAGATAATATTGTAATTGGCAATAATATAGAAAGCTTTTTCAAAACATGTGAAGAAAGTGGGAATTTAATTCTTTATTTTCATAACCTAAAATTTGATGGTGAATTTTGTATCAACTATCTATTAAAGCATGGATATGAATACGTAGAGACAAAGAAACTTTACAATAAGCAATTCAATGCGCTTATATCTGATGACGGGCAGTTTTACAAAATAAAGATACGGTTTGAAAATGGGAACAGTTTAGAATTGCGTGACAGTATGAAACTGTTAAATTATTCAGTTGATGAAATTGCGAAAGCTTTCCATTTGGATATTCAGAAACTTGAAATTGATTATAATGTTCCACGTGGAACAAACCACATTTTGACAAAAGAAGAAACTGAATATTTGAAACATGATGTACAGATTATGTCTTTAGCTCTTGACCGTATTTTTAAAATGGGGTTTGAAAAACTGACGCAAGGAAGTTGCGCCTTAGAAGATTTTAAAAGCATCATTGGGAAAAAGAGGTTTAGAACGTTGTTTCCTGAACCGAATTACGACAAGGATATCCGAAAAGCCTATAAAGGCGGCTTTACTTACTTGAATCCGATATACGCGGATAAAGATGTGGCTGAGGGTAATGTATTTGACGTAAATAGCCTGTATCCGTCCCGAATGTATTATTGTGATTTGCCATGGGGTGAGCCGAAATTTTATGACGGTAAGTATGTTGAAGATGTAGAACGACCCCTGTACATTCAGCTGTTTAAATGTGAGTTTGAATTAAAAGAGGGTTATTTACCTACGATTCAACTAAAAGGAAATAGCCGCTTTGTGCAAACCGAATATGTAACATCGAGTAACGGAGATATTGTCCCGCTTTGCTTGACAAATGTAGATTTCGAGCTGTTTTTGAAGCATTACAACGTTTATAATTTAGAATATATTCGCGGCTGGAAATTCAGAGCATCAAAAGATTTGTTTAAAAAGTACATTGATAAATGGATGCAGGAAAAAATAAAAGCGGGGAAAGAACACAATCCAACTATGCGTAATTGGTCGAAAATCATGCTAAATTCTTTATATGGCAAATTCGCGCTTGACCCTATCTGTGCTAAAAAACACCCGTATCTTGATAAAGGAATAGTTAAATACAGAACTTCCCCACCGGAGACAAGAGAAGCGTTGTATCTTCCGGTAGGTGCTTTTATAACCGCGTACGCGCGCAGATACACAATTGAAACCAGTCAGAAAATAAAAGAATACAGCATAGAAAAATACGGTAAAGACATGTACATTTACAGCGATACGGATAGTATTCATACAACTTTACCAGTAGAAGATATTAAAAAATTCATCGAAATAGATGATTATAAGCTCGGTGCATGGGCGCACGAAAGTCATTTTACAAGGGCGCGATTTTTAAGACCGAAAACGTACATTGAAGAAATAGACGGTAAATTACATGTTACCTGTGCGGGTTTACCGGATAAAGGGAAAGAGCAGGTTACATGGGAGAATTTTCACCCATGCGCAACGTACACAGGGAAACTAATGCCCGTCCATGTTGACGGGGGAATTGTGCTTGTTGATAAAGAGTTTAATATAAGGGGCTAATTTATATGTACAGCAATTTTATTGAAAAATATTCCGACTTGAAAAGAGCTTATGTAAATTTGATGAAAGATAGTAAAAGAATCTATGAAGAAAATGATAACATGGAACATAAATATAATGAGATGTGTGGTTTATATGATGAAATTAGTTTGAAACTCGCAAAAGCAATTATTAAAATCAATCGACTTGAAAGTGAAAACAAAGAGTTAAAAAGAAATCTTGAGGAATTATGCAAAGAAAAATGTTCGCTTTGCGAAACCAATTTAAAATATATGAATGGATGGAGATTAGAAAAATGAAAGAATTTTTCAAATATTATATGCAACTAAAGAAATTTTATCAAAAGCTGTTTGAATCAATTATCCATATTTGAACAACAAAAATCCATGGCAAAATTTGTAAATTACAGGTATGATTATAATAGGATTTACAGGAAATGTAAATACTATTTACAGCGGAGTGCAACGGGTGAAACCGACCGTCTGTAACATCGGGCCTTGCAAGCTATAATATTTCTGCCTGTAAATCCTGTTGAGGTGATTTAATGTACTACGATATAAATAATACGTTATCGTACAACGCACTTTTTAATATTGTGCTTGGTGGTCGTGGAATTGGGAAGTCCTATCAATGGAAAATCAAAGCGGTTCGGGACTTTCTGAAAAAGGGTAAACAGTTCGGGTATATTCGGAGATACAAAGATGAGTTGTTAAAAACCGCAGATAAATATTTTAATGACATTATTAAAAATCAGGTTTTTCCGGATACAAAAATAGAATACGATGGCGGGCAATGGTATATTAATGAAGAATTAGCCGGATACACTTTCGCATTAACGAAAGCAAGCGATTATAAATCAAGTGCTTTTCCTGATATTTCAAATCTGATTTTTGAGGAATTTATAATTGATAAGCCGCATTCATCTTATTTGAGAAACGAGCCGTTTTTACTTTTTGACCTGTATGATACAATAGCAAGAATGCGTGACGATGTTATCTTATTTATGCTTGGCAATGCAATTTCAATGGCTAATCCCTATTTTATACAGTGGGATTTATCATTACCGAAAAACAAAAATGCAGTTGTAAGGGACAATATTTTATTACAGGTCGTACCAACAAGCGCAGAATTTAAAAGAGCAAAAGAAAATACAAGATTTGGGCAAATGTCGCGTGCCCTTGGATATGCAGAATATTCTGTGGATAATAAATTCTATTTGGATGATGAAGCTCAGATAATGAAAAAAGGGAAAAACACGCGGTTTTATTTTACTCTTGTTTGGAGGGACAAAAAATACGGCGTGTGGTTTGATTATGACACAGGCATGACGATTATATCATACGACTACGACCCTTACAATACATTGGTTTTTACTCCAGACAAAGAAAGTATTAACAAGTCGATTCAATATGTAAAGCAGTATGAAAGGCATCCATTCTTTAGAAGAATAAAAGAAGCGTTAGAAACTGGTACACTAGCATATGAAAATGAAAAAATTCAACATGAAATTAAAAGCATGTTGAAAATAATTATTTAAAAAGGAGAAAAACAATGGCTTACACAACTTGGATTACGGCTAACCCACTTGTAAATGTTACACAGGTTTTCGGGGGTTCTCATCGCGGTAAAGACTGGAACACGCGGGATGCTTCCGGGGTAATGGGTGACACGATGGTGCGGGCGATTGGTGACGGTGAAGTTGTACGTAGCGAATACGGCACGGGTGGAAACTGGTCGTGGGGAAATTTCATTGCGATTTACTATCCGGCTCTTAACCGCACTGTGCTGACTGCACACCATGCTGAACGCCTTGTGAATGTTGGCGATTCTGTTTCAGCTGGAACACCTATCGGAAACTTCGGAATGACTGGTAATACAAACGGACCGCACTGCCATGAGGAATGGCATGTTGGCCGAGGGATTACAAATAATCTGGTAACGCCCGAAGATGGCTTCCCAAATATCGTTGGGCGTTATGAAGTGAAATATGGGGGAGGTGAGCCACCTATGCCCACTGAATTTACCGCAAATATGCTGATTGTTGTTTTTGCCGAAAACGGGCACACAATTAACAGTCCTGCAAGCAATGACCCTGAAAATTATGTTTACTTTGGTAATAAAAGAAAGTTTCGCGTAAAACCTGACAACCTTGACAAAGTACAGGAGTTTGGGAGCTGGAATTACTGGCAGGATATCACGGATGTAGCCGTTCTTAAAATCTTTAATAAAGATTTGAGTGAGCTTCCCAATGTGTGAAAAGCTGAAAGCGCTTTATATTGAAAGTTACTACAACTATCAAAAAGCAGGAGCCAGAGATGGAGGAATTATGTACGGGATTTTTCTAGGGGTAAGAAAATGCTGTAATATTTTATATTCACATAAAACTGTTACAGAGTTTCAGTTATTGGCGAATAAATTTGTAGACAAAAGGTTGTGAGAAAATGGACTATAACGCGGTTGCCCAAATTGTTAGCACTCTTGGCTTTCCAATCGTTATGTGTGGCGTTCTTGTTTGGCTGAATGTCAAACAGATGAACGCGCATGCGGAAAGTGAAGAAAATTTTACGCAGGCTTTATCAGACAACACAAAAGCATACATCGAACTCAAAGAAGCGATTACAAATTTAAAGTTAAAGGAGGAATATTAAAAATGAAACTTAGTGAAGCACGAGAATTCATTGACAGGCTTTATAACAGTGAGGATGGATTTACGGACGACATGCGCGAAGATTTGCGCAGGCTCCACGACAGTGAAGATGAACAAGAGGGGATGGAACGTTACTGGAAAGAAATTTCAGATAAAATGGACGGAATTTCCAATGCGTTTAAGGATTTTAAACGCGATTACGTTACCCGTGTTTTGACTGGCCGTGATGCTGTTAGAAAGCATGTTGAAGATTTGAAAGACGATGATTTTGATGATATTAAAGATGAAACGGAAAAGATTAAATCTATTTTTAATGAGGAGGTAATTGAAAAATGAAAAGTGCAAAAGTTTTGACAAGTGTAACCAATAATGCACCGCAGATTTTGACCGCGCTACGTGCGCAGATGGTTGCGGAAAATCCCAGCTTTGATAATCGACTCCCGCAGGTGACGCAGGATAATATCCGGGAATTTGGCACAGCGGTGCTGGATTATCAGCCCACGCAGAATGCTTTTGTTGATACACTTGTGAACCTTATTGGGCGGGTGTGGATTACGTATCGTTTGTTCACGAATCCGATGAGGGTACTTAAAAAGGGTATTCTGGAATATGGCGATACGGTGGAACTTGTATATACAAATCTTGCTAAAGCCCACCAGTTTGACCCAGCGCAGGCCGAGGAAGAATGGATGAAGCGCGAAATTCCTGACGTTAATACCGCTTTTGCAAAACTGAACTATCAGGTTTTTTATAAACAAACTATTTCTGACGATATGTTGCGACAAGCCTTTATGTCGTGGCAAGGCCTTAGCGATTTTATCAGTTCTGTATTTAACGCAATGTATACGGGCGCTGAACTGGACGAATTCACCACTATGAAAAATCTGCTTGCGCAGTATGGTACGGCGGGCAAGTTCGCGGTTGAAGTAATCGACGAAGTGACGGATAATACATCCGCGCACATGGCCCTTGCTAAAATGAAAGCTGTTTCTAACAAGATGGCTTTTATGCGCTCGGATTACAATAGCCTTGGAGTCCTTACTGCTACACCGAAAGAAAAGCAGGTTCTTATCATTGATGCAGACACCGATGCATACTTGGCAGTGCTTGGTTATAGCACCCTGTTTAATCTGGAACCCGCTAAGGTTCAGTACCGTGTTATCGTTGTGGATGAAATCCCCATTCAGGACACACATGCAATTCTGATTGATGAAGATTTCTATGCGGTGTGGGACGCTTTGCAGAAATTTACCCGCGATATGAACGGGCAGGGCCTGTACTGGCAGTATTGGGCGCACTACTGGAGAATCATGGCGGTATGCCCGTTTGCAAATGCGGTTGCGTTTGTTACTACTGCTCCAACAATTACAAATATCACAGTAACCCCAGCAGCAACAAATTATGCGCAAGATACTGCAACTCAAATGAATGTCGCCGTTACGGGTACTGGGCTATATCCGCAGGGGGTAACGTGGAGTATTAGCGGAAATACTGACACAACTACAAATATTGCCCGAGATGGTTTGCTGTATTTTGGCAAGGCCGAAACTGGTACAATTACCATTACGGCTACTTCTGTTTTTGATAAATCCAAAACTGGTACAGCTACCGCGACTAAAGCATAAATGTTTATAGCCGGGCGGGTAACTCCGCCCGGCAAATATAAAGGAGAAGAAAATGGCAATAAATCCCAACACAACAATTTATCTGTGCGCAGGTGTTCCATGGGGGAATGATTACGCACACGTTAGATTGTTCCAAAATATGGAAGAACGTCTTTCTTTTCTTTCCACAAAAATCATAGCAACGCTTGACGGCGCGACTTATCAGCGTGACGATAAATTCGTTTCGTTTCCTGCAAATTATGAAACGATTACAAACTGTAATTACATGTATTACCGAAATAATAATCGGTGGTATTTCAACTTTATCACGGATATTCGTTTCCAGAACGAAAATAAAAGTGACGTGTATTTTGAACAGGATGTTTTCCAAACATGGTTTGCAGATGATACTTTAAAAATATCTTTTGTTGAGCGTGAGCACACAAACGATGATACATTTGGAAGTAACCTTGTACCGGAGAATCTGGAAACAGGGGAATACGTTTACAACCAGAATATTACAAGCGGTTATGGCACTGTTTATGATTTCACACCCGGCATTATCATTGCCGTTTCAGAGCGCTTGGACGGTGTAGCAACTTCGAGTTTACTCGATAACACATTTACTGGATTGTCTTATTACTACGCGAAAAAAGAACGAGTAGACATGGCTATATCTATGGTTGATGAGTATGCAAAAAGCGGCAAGGGTGATGCCATTGTGTCAATGTTTATGTATCCACTTGAACTCCTTAATATTTTCCCTGCTTCCCCGTCTTATGGTTGGGTGTCGGGTATGGGTTCAGAAAGAATTTACGGAAACAAACTGCTAAACGTTTTTGCCCCGCTGGATGGCTACACTCCAAAAAATAATAAAATGTACTCATACCCTTACAGGGCGCTTGAAGTTTACGGCTCCGGTTCTGGAGGTAAAGAATACCGATATGAATATTTTGATTTTGACGCTCACGGAACAAATGGTCCGTTTGTATTGTTTAGCGCTTTAGGGGGTTCTGCCCCTATTGTTGCGACACCTCTTAACTATAAAGGGCTTAATATCTGCTTGGATGAAAGTGTCACAATGAATGCGTTCCCGACATGTTCATGGGTGAACGATACTTTTAAAAACTGGTATGCTCAAAATCAGCTGGGATTAAATATAGGTGTTGTCACCGGAGCAATTGCAGGCGCACAGGGTGCAATAACAGGAGTTCTTACAGGAAATTATGTAGGTGCAGTTGATAGCACAGTAGGCGCAGTATCGAAAATTCTTGATACAATGGTAACTATTACACAGCGCCAAATTTTACCAGATTCAGCACGCGGGAATACTGCATCTGCTAATGCATTTTTTGCTAATGGTCAATGGTATTTTTACATGTTCCCGAAATGCATTCGCTACGAATTCGCAAAGCGTATTGATGATTATTTTACTATGTTCGGGTACAAAACAAATGAACTTAAAATCCCTAATTTGTACGGTAGAAAATCATGGAATTTTGTAAAATGCACTGAATGTAATTTAATAGACAGTATCCCTGTTGTAGCACACAATCGAATTAAACAGGCATTTGAAACGGGTGTTACTTTTTGGCATACGAACGATATTAAAAATTATTCTCTTGATAATTCTATTGTTTAGGAGTTTAATATGGGAAAAGCAAAACATAAAGCTAGGCCGTCTATGCCATTGTATTACTGGTTAGAGCAAGATGGGTGTTGGTACTGTAAGGATAGAAATAACTGTAACCAATGCAAAGCAATACGTAAATCTGTGAAAAATAACCCAAAATTAAACCCTAAGCACGAAAAGAGGTGGATTGAATGGCAAGAAAAGGAATAGGGGGCAGGGACTTTCAATTTTTCGATTCCCTTGCTTTAAACAATGTTACCTACAACGAATACACAATCCGTTTGCTTAATATTGCACTTGCACGTTTTAAATGGGAAAATGTGCCAAAAGGGATTGATATTCGATATCTTGAATTGATGCTCATTACACAAGGTTCGGCGCTGGTTTTTTATGAAGATAGTTTGGAACAGTTTTTTGGTTTAGGGGTTGCGTATACAGGTCCGCTCAACTGGTATGGAGTACCGTCTGAACGAAGCGCAATTGCCGCAAATGGCACGCCTTTTAGAATGTTGGATGAAACAAATAGCGTGTTAATTTTTAATAACATGGCAAGAACAGGTGATGCCTACATTATAAATGAGTATGCGCGCAAACTATATGAAATTCAGCGAAATGCAGAAACAAATGCTAATTTACAAAAGTTTTCGGCTTTTATTGCGTGCAACGAAAAAGAAAGATTGTCACTTAAAAACTTGATTATGAAGTTGGACGGCGGTCAACCGTTTATTTATGGTGATAAATCCTTGAATCTTGACAGCATAAAGCCGATTAACTTGGACATTCCGTTTATCGCACGCGATTTGTTGAGCGTTAAAACGGAAATTTATAACGAAGCACTTACAAGCCTTGGTGTTGTTTCGGCTTTCACGGATAAACGGGAAAGGCTTGTTGCAAATGAAGCCGCCGCCCCGTTTGGTTCACTTGAAATGATTCGTGAATCTTACCTATATGAACGAAAACATGCATGTGAAAAAATAAATGAAATGTTTGGAACTAACATGAGCGTAGAATTTAATTCGGAAATTCCAATTGTACCAGAAATGGGCGGTGAAATTGAAAATGAGTAGTTACACCGTTGAATTAAGGCAACTTATTCAAAATGGATATGACATAGGTCTAAAAGACTATCCTATTTTTGATGAAAATTACCGTGAAACACTTAACAATAAAATTATAACGCATTACTGGATGCGGGAAATTGGAGCGGAAACGGCTGGACTTTTCAAACTTTATCTTAACCGTACAATGGATGAGATAATGCCATACTACAACCAACTTTACAAAAGTGCACAGCTTGACTTCGACCCACTAAACGCTTACAATTATACCGAAACTAACATGGAACTGGAAAACGTTGAAAGTGATGGCACGCGCACGGATACAGCAGACGGAAAAAGTCTTTATAGCGATACCCCGCAAGGGTTGTTGGATAATGGCGCTATTGCAGACGGAAAATATTTAACTTCTGCAACTTTGAACGATTCTTCGGCATCTTCCACGGCAAATAATTTACAGAAACGTGACCGCAATTTTGAAAAGAAAGTACGCGGAAATATGTATCATAATTTAAGCGAGTTGTTGAAAGACTACCGGGAAACATTCTTGAACATTGATATGGAAATTATCAACAACCCGGAAATACAAAACTGCTTTATGAAGCTTTATTAAAGGAGGTGAATAATATGGATTTTCTAAATGTCGTTCGGTGTTGCACTCCCGCTTTGCCGTCTGCATATGCTGATGCGCTATCTTATTATGATGCTTTGTGTAAATTGCAAGGCACCATAAATCAGGTTATAGAAACCCTTAACACATATACACCCGTCACCGAAGAATGGGTTAAAAACTATGTGACAGAACAACTAACTTTGATAAACAAAGAAATTGATGAATTTGAACGTTCAGTTAACGGCAAAATAAATAATTTGGAAAACCAATATGCGCAATTTACGCAGGAAATAAATAACAGAATTCTTGAAATTATAGAAACAGTTAATAAAAATAACCAAATATTCTATAATTATATCATTACAGTTGTTAATCAGAAATTGGAAGAAGTTGTAAATAGGCTTAGTGATGAAACGATTATTAACAACCCTGTATACAATAAAATGGACAGCTTGAAAAATACACTAAATATGATGTATGCGGGTATCCGACAAAGTGGTATTACAGCTTATGAATATGCAAAGCTAGGACTTACAGCAACAAAATATAAGTCGTACAATGTTTCAGCTTTCAATTACGCAACAGCGGCCCGTTTTATTTGGCACAAACTTATTTATGGTGTATATTCTGCCATTACAGGGATTTTCACTTCTGTACAACAGGCAATGAACGAACTAACGCAACAGCTTAGAATAAATGGTTTAACTGCAAACGAATATAAAGCGTTAGATTTAACCGCTACGGCTTATCTTGCAAAAAATTGGACGGCTTACATTTATTCTTGGAACTCAAAAACTTAAATAAAAGGAGATAAATTATTATGGCAAGCACTAACAAAACGACTACACTCGACCTTTCACAGTTCGTGGGAACTGACAAGCCCGACTGGCTCACCGATTATAATGGGGATATGGAAAAAATTGACACGTGGGCAACAACTGCCGATTCTGATATTGCTGATGCAAACAACAAAGCAACGCAAGCCGTGAATACGGCCAATGCCGCGAGTACTGCCGCTAACGCCGCAACTACGGCCGCTAACAATGCCGTGACCGTTGCAAATAGTGTTATTAATGGCTGGGAAGGAATTACCCCAACCAATATTAACACTAAGATAACCGGAATGACGCGCACTATTCGCGGGAATGTACCCGCGGGAATCTTGTTTATTTCTGCTTATTTTTATAAAGGTGATAGTGATTTTTCATTGGCCGCAAATGAAACATTATTTACAATCCCCACTAAATTCAAACCAGTATCCACTACATTGTATGGCGCTATCACTCTGAAAAATAATAGCAATAATTACAGTATTTCTAATCTATCTATTGATGCAAGCGGCAATGTTAGTTTGTGGTCTGGCGCTAGTACTTTAACTGGAATCAAGGAGATGATTATAAACTCTATTGCTGTAATTCCTGTATAATAAAAAATGCCCGCCGAAAGGCGGGCTTTTTGTTATTCAAAATATGTGTCCCTTGGCTCTAAAACATAGTTGTTTGGATTTTTCCAGTAATCAGATTCAACTTTTGCTAGAGCTTCATAGTAGTTTTCCGCATTAGTTTCAACAACTGCCTCATGGACTTCTTTGATAGTAATTTTGAACAACATTTCTCCCTATCTCCCATCACATCATATTTTGAAAGGTTTTGTTTCTCCCTTTCACTGTCTATATTATAGCATGAATTGTTTTATTTGTATTTGCATAATCGTCTCTTTCTGTTTGTACTATTGTGTTTTTTGTGGGGCGGCTTGTGGTAGGGTTTGAGAAACGCCGTACCGCGTGCGCTCTAGCCCCTTTCGCTGTACCGCGTGTGCTCTATAGGCCAGCTTCCATATTTTACCAGACATGTGCGCGGTATTGCCAGTTTCTTCCAACAGCGTTTGCACTATCGTCCACGGTTTGTTTGCACTAACTCATTTGCACAATCGTCCACGGTTGGGGAACCCATTTGCACAATCGTCCACGAGATCGGAAGAGCACACGTCT